GAAACAAATCAATACCCATATCTGGCAGCAATTTCTGATTGATCTGTGTATCAAAATCCAATCGCTCGGGAGCAAAAACTTGTGCTTCCGCTGTTTCTTGGCAAACCTTTGCGGTCGCATAATTAAAATCGTTTTGCTCACCCACAAACATGCCGGGAAGACGAAAGCCATATTGTCGAACAGTCTTCCGAGAATCCGCCAAATAGGAAGCGAACATCGCATCTTCTTTACGCATCTCGGTCAAATTCTTGATTTCAAGTTTTGGAGGGACTTCTCGGCCGTTCAAATCAGAAGATGTCGATTCTGCCTCAAGAACAAGCACTTTGTGAAAATTCTCAGTGCCTTTAGCCCGTCTAAGCAATGCCAGCAAATCATCCCACGATTCATCAGTCAACTGCCCACCCGTCAAACTGACAATCATGGGCGGGATGCCCTGGTTATCAAACAAATCAAAATTGACAAACTCCGCCCGGGAAATCCCCATGACGGAAAGTATCGTACCAGTCCACCTGGGAATCCCATACAGGCCGTTCCCATGTTTGAAGTGAAAAATCTCCGATGCAGCGCGGAATGGCGTACCATTCAACGTGCCGTCGCTATCCAATTCCGGCGGGGTGTCAAACACCTCCCCCGTATATGCGTTCATCGTGCGCGGGTCGCCATATTCCTTGAAATAACGGAATTCGTTGTTCTTATACGACATGATGAATTTACGGAAATATTTACGGATAATGACAGGGACCGTGTTGACCCCCCGCTTCATCTGCACCGTCATCGGGACGTATTCATCATCCTGGACAGTCAGTCTGACCTTCTTTGCATCTGCCCAAAAAACAAGGGAGGGGATGCCATCAGAATAACGAACCACCTCCATGTATCCGTTTCCCGTGACCTCCAGATCCCTGCGAATCCGCTTACGCACAGTAATGAACGAATCGTCCGGGTTCGCAGCCGCCAAAAAATCCGCAAGCAAAACCTTTTGCGGATGCTCCTGCTCCTGCTCTTCTTCCCCAAGAACACCAGCTACCGGGACAACATCAGAACCAAAACTATCAATGTTTTGAACATACGCCTCGATGCAGGCCTGCAAAATACCCGTCTCTTCGTAAAGCTCATACATCTTTTCTGGAGAATACGGCGGGCGAAGCGCACAAAATCCAGATGTCGCATTATATAAATTCTGAAACTCGTCCTCATACGAAATCTGACGAGAATACATGTCTATTGCGTCCTGCGACTTCTGCGCCAATTCCTTGTTGGCTGTATGCAATCTTCTTCGATACCGATCAGTCTTCTTTGTTCGCTTTCTCTTTCTGGGCATAAAATAGTCCTATAAATCTCTCATTTCAGACATTACCGTACCTATCTGTGCATCAGCCACTGTCGGGACAGAAAAACGAAATCCAAAATTCTCATACGTTGGTACATTCTCCATACATTCAATGATTTTCGGTATGAATTCGTCAACGTAGTCGTCCGCCACCTCAAAAATAAGCTCATCATGGATAAACAACACAAGCTTTGCCCGCTCATCATCGTTGTAAACACCCTTCCGCCGTGCATCCAATGCAGAGAACAAACAAGCATCATTGCTGCTCGACTGAATCGGAGAATTGACAGACAATCGTTCCGCTTCGTTCACTTTCCATTGATCCTGTGCATGAATCGCGGGAAGCCGCCGGATGAACCCAAACTCTGACTGAATATACCCCTTCTGGTGGCACTCCTGTTTCCGCCTCTCATGCCATGCCGGCATCCCGGAATAAATTTTATTCAAAAACAGATCCCTGAATTCCTCACACTCTTTCAATGTCAGCTTCACGCCGTAGTTATCTCTTGCAAATGCCTGAAATCCTTTAGGATACTGACCATAAGAAAGCCCGAAGTTGGCCGGCTTGGCCTTCTGTCGCATCGCTTTCTTTTCCGATTTGGACAATGACTCCCAATCCCGTCCCTGGAAATGAACCATCATTTTTGCAGTATTCGTGTGTGCGTCTTCACCGGCATTGAAAATTCGTAGAAACTCCGGGTCCTGCGATTCATGGGCGATCCAACGTAATTCAGATTGGGAATAATCGATTGCAATCAATTGCTTTCCGGGAGGGGCAATCAATAAAGATCGAATACGTTGCATAATGACCGGATTCCTCTTGGGCACATTTTGCAAATTTGGATTCCGTGAATTATGAACAGATACACCACCAACCACGAAATTATGCGTTCCCTCTATCTCAAGGTCATAAACTTCATCTTCTTCATTCAACCACTCAACAGATTGAATAATATGGTCACCAGTGCAATTGATTGTTTTACGAGTTGAACATACAGACATCCCAGGCTGCGCATCTTGTGCTTCCACATACTCGCCCGTAGAAAGACGGATGCGATGCTCCGGCGTCAAATCCAAATAACCCCGAGGCTTTCCTTTCTGATTTACAAAAGTTATCCGCAACAATTCACGAACACCAGTCATGGCCGTGTCAACCACTCGCCGGATCGCGGGCAAGCCCCGGTCATCATACGAATAAACCAAATCCCCAATCTTTACATCTTCAATGGGCGTACCATAAGGCCGTTCATTCAAATCTCGAACAGTCTCAACCATGGAACCTTTACGTATGCACCCTGTTCTTCCCGTAGCAGTAAATGTCTTCGATATACGGGTGTGCAGTCTTCCATCAGGTTTACATGCTGCCTCGAATCCTTTCAGAAACGTGCCATACAATGTCTTGAAAGGAACCCACTCCAGATACAAAGACAACACCTCTTTCGCCGGGTGGTCATCGTCCAAATCATCACGCAGACGTTTCAAGATAGGCAAGCCGACTTTCATCTGCCCGGTCGGCGTGTTCTCCAGAGACTTCAACCTGAACCCCTTCTTGTGGAACAAAATATCCCGGATGTACGCGGATCTGGTCAAGCGCAGTCCCTTCTCCCGATGCATGTCGATAATTGCGGAAGGTAGCCGCGCCTCGATCTCCCGCTCCTTCTCCCGCATTATCTGTGCAACCTCGTCTTTGAGCCCAGGGAGACGGTCCCTGTTCATCATGATCCCGTTCTTCTCAATCTCATACAGTACCTGACTCTCCACCGGATGCGCCAATCTGACATAATAATTGAGCAGTCGTTTTTCATCCAGCAGCTTCTGTCCAAGAATTTTAGCGCAACTAAATGTCGCGTCAGTGTCGGAACAAGCGTAACGGCTTACTTTTGCAGGATCTTTTCGGGATTCGGCCAGCATGTCGCCCATGTCCATTGTGGACTGAACGGTTTTGTGGGAAGAAACCCCGGGCATCAATGCAGTCTGGATGTCTTTCAATGACGCCATCTTGTAATTGTCTGGGTCCATGACATGCATTGCTGACTGAATGTCCATCGTGTATCCAACAACAGATTTTCGGGGAATGCCAAGCTGCTCAATCCGATGCAGATCATAATTGCCGTTCATCATGGTGATCTTAATGTCCGGTCGTGTACACAACTCCCGCAAATCAGCAATCTTCTGCTCATAATTGGATGCTCTTTTGACAAAGACGGTAGTATCTTCCGTCTGCCGACCATTTTTTCGCGGCCATGTAATCGTAAAATCCTCCTGGCCTGCATCCACCTCATGCACAAGCCAGACATTGTAGCCAACACCCGGTTCCGGCGTAACAGAATAAGAGATGACCACTGAATTTGGATCACACCAGTCGTTTCCCTGTGTCTCCGTGTCTATTGCTACTGAAAAATTCTTCCGGGCAAGCAACGGCTGTAATGTCTCGACATCCTGATACGAATTCTCCCGCTCCCGCAAATTGGGCACCTTCCATCCATTTCGGATAAATTGCCCGACCTGTGACATGTCTGCATCCCAAAACACAGCCTTCCCCGGGTCCTGATCCATGGCAGACGGAGAAAACGTCGGAAACACCCAGGTATTCCATTCATCAGAGAATTGAAAGATACCACGCTTTTTCGTTATGCCGGATTGCTTCAAGACCTGTGTCAACGCCAGCGCCCCAAACGTAATGATCAACTTCGGCTTGATCGTCTTGATGACCAATTCAACGGCCGGCCGGCAACAATTCAACACCTTCTTTGCCGCAGATGCCCGAGATTTGATATCTTTTGGCATTTGACACATACAAGCGTTTGCAAAAAATACCGAAGCAGGCGATATACCGTTTTTCTTCAATGCGTCAAACACACGCATCCCGGCCATGTCCGTCATCATTTTAAGATGCTTCTGGTCCACGGCAGACGGGGCATCACCAATAACCAAAATATCAATTCCTGTAGTCTTTCCGCGAAACGGCACCGGCCGATTCTTTCCATTCAAAATACAGTCTTCGCACAACATGATACGTTTACCCATTCCATCCTCCCTATTAACTTTGCCAAGCATACCAAAAAACATACCCAAAAGCAAAGCGATAAAAATGCAATCGATTGCATAAATAATAAACGTGCAGAAGGTGTTACTGGTCAACAAAAAAATATAATTCCAGCATTTTTTGCTGTAAACCTTTGAAATTTATTGAAATTGAGGCTTAAAAAGGCACGCTTAAGCAGAGTTTTGTATATGGAGATATAGAAAAATACATGGGCCTGATATACAGCTTTGTGCAACTTATTACAACTGTTCGTGATAAATAAAAAAGGTCAGGTGTGCTACCCGACCTTTATATGCAATTGATTGCACAAACCTACAGACAAAGCTGCTGAATGCCATATCGTTGCTTATCATGATTTCTGGTTGAAAAGTGAAGCCAGGAAATCGGCCGGCCATTTACGGACATCTCCAGGCAGGTGATAAATTCAAAAGCAGGACACCAGGGATCTGCCAGAATATCAGCACGAACCGCCTCCGCGGAAATCTCCGAAAAATGACAGTCCAGGGCACGACCAAATTTATGATCAGAAAAAGACGCGCCCACCGGAGAATCCATTTCTCGCAGTCCACAAGCCTGAAGAGTCCCACCCCACACCCAATCGTTGACTACGATCCTGCCGTATCTCTCGCGGAGACTATCGACAGTCCACAACAACCGATCGTCAAACAACCACCAAAGGCGGTGGGGGGGGACCTTCCGTATAATCGACTCAGACGCTAGTTCTTCTATCCGAAAATGCCTTGTTTCATAGCTCATGGGCGACATGTCCTGAACAATTGGTAAACAACCAATAAAAGAGTGGGAGCAAGCAACCAACCACCAATCTTACAAAGAACAGACCGAAGATTTCTAAATTCTGTCATCAGTAATTCAAATTTCTCTTCCGAAACATAGTCGTGCTCAATTTTCGTGATCTTCTCTGCATGTACTTTACAATTGCTCTGCTGCAACAACAGGCTGGTATTTGCCATTAACGCATCGACCTTCCCTTCCATCCGAATTGAATTGTCGTTCAAAGCTGAAAGCTGGGAAGAATGCTCCTTATGCTTCTCCCACAGCAGATCAATCTCCGTCTCTATTTGCTCGGGGCTTTTTCCCATGTAGCATTCTCCTGTGCTGCCTGTAGATAGTCACGAACCGCCTGCTTATCCAATTCGGAAGAGCGGAAACTGAATTCAAGATCATTTATGAACTGCTCATACCAAATCAACAAATCCTCAATCGTCAACTGCGTTGCATTTGCTGAAATTTGGGGGCGTGCCGGCATCTCCCGCGGTTCCAGTAAGGACATCGGCGGGCAAACGTATTCGATCCTCGTCTGGATTACAGGCGACGGGTGCCCGCATCCAATTATCGACAAAAGAAGGAGGCAAAGGCATAGCCAAAAATGTTGCAATTTCATCATACTTTCCTTGCAATCCCCGCAATTTCAATTCAACAGCCTTGAGATCCCCTGCCAATTTTTTCCGCAATCTGTCCTGATGGGCACACCGAGCTTGGTATGTTTTTTCAAGAGCGATCAACTGGCCTTTGTATTGCGTGATCACGACCTGATTCGCCGTATTGGCCGCCTCGATTTTTTCTATATGAAGACGCATCTGGTCGTTCTGAGCGACCATGGTCTTCCACTTCCATACCATGATTCCGACTATCAGAGCCAGCACGGCTATTCCAGCAATCTTCAAACTTGTCAGAGCAGGGACCTGCCTTAATATCTTTTTCAAAAAGACGATCATCTTTGCTCCGCGACCACTGATAAAAAGTAATTATCGGTGTCAAAATACCAATCACCAACCCCAACGCCGTTACCGTTCCATGTGGTATGTCGGGAGGGCGAAGCCATGTCCAGACAATCAAAACAGTAATCAACACCATCACCCATAAAAGGATCAGCCGGCGAAATATCTTGTTACCGCGCAAAGCCGCTAATCGGGACATCCCTGCTCCATTGTATATGCAATCGATTGCACTCTATAAATGGCAAACCGGCAAAGAAAATAAAGCATGTTCAATATACAAGATTTACATCCCGCGACCGGGGGGTTTTGTCGTCAAGAAGCCAACATAGACTAAGCCACAGGCTTCTCCGGCCATTCCACGGCATACGGGAAACCCTCTTGCCTTGTCACGTCCCGAAGTGCTTGACGATATGTGAGCCACTGGACCCGCTCACCTTCACCATGCGGGTAATCCGGCAGGGCCCGGCTATCGGATTCGGTCAGGAGCGCATTTCGCTTTTCCCTGACGGTCGCGGCCACCTCACTTTCGGGCAACGGCTGGACCTCATATCGCCGGATATACCACGTCCCGTACTGATTCCCTTCCCTGTCCCACCCAACCGGCACAACTCGTTCCGTTTCGGGGTCGTATTCC